ATGTCAAACGACGCGTTGATGATTGCAAGTGCTATTTTAAATTTGCAGCAAGAGTCAAGTAGTTTTAAGGATTATATTTTTCCTACACTGACTACATCGGGTTCTGTTTTACTTGGCTATTTAGTTGCTAACAATACATTTACTAAACAAGAAATAATAAAATCAGAGATTGCTCGCGTCAATGATTTCAACAAATTTCTCGTTGCAATTGATAGTGGGATGCAAACACTCATAGCAGTAAAAAACACATACAAGGGAAAGCTAAATTCAAACCCCATAGAAAGAGCATTAAATATACCTAAAATTAATTGTTACTTTTCTCCAACACCAGATGTCACAATGGTGGTTTTTTTAGCGAAGGCCAATGAATATAGTGAGACTCGTAACTTTTATGAGACATGGAACAATCTTCCTCGCGTAAATGCTATGTTAGGGAATTTTCAATATCTCCAGGATATAGTTAACCACCGTAATAGCGTGTTGTCTGAATTACGAGAATTCTATCAACTTGATGCGCAAGGACGTAGTATTCTCAATCCGAATGCATTAACTTTAGATCAATTTAAGGTTTTAAAATCAGTAGTAGACTTAACAGAAGGTGTTATATGTATGGTTGAGGGATTGCTTAAAGAATATTATTCATGTTTGAAAGGCATACCCAACGCAGCCAAATTAGCTATAAATGAGAAATTAACAAAAAAACATGTTCAAATATTAACCTACTCTAATCCCTCACTTCAATTTAGAGATGCATTTTCTCCAGTTCCTGGAGTAGATATTTCAGAATTGGCTAGCCTGCTGGGAACTACTGAGGATGTCGCAAGAACATCATTTATAACAGGATATGAAGATGTTCCGGTAACATTTTAGAATAGTTACATTTAAGCATGCAGCTAGTTGCTCTCTAATCGAGTTTGCACAAAGTACAGATGCATGCTTTCTTATGCTCAAAACAAGACATTTATGTAACAGCAATTGGTATTATTGCTAATAACAAAACCAAGCGCACTTTAAAAAACAAAAAAACACACAGTATTACTTAGGGTGTTTAACAATCATTCATTCCTTAATTATTGGCACATTAAATTTCAATGTGCAGATTTCGAATTCTCATTATCGAAGTAATAATAACCTTTCAAATGCTTCTCGAAGGTAATTTTATTAACACCACAAATTCAAATAATACAATAGCCTCGCAATCACGAGGCTTTTTTATCATTGCCAATGGATTTGTTGCTGGCCGGATGTTGTCGGGTGCGGTGCCGCTGGTACTACAACGCCCGGCGACACGATAAAACGCTCGACCGTCTCAGTGGTCACAAACGTCGCGCTGCAGTTGATGTTTGTGCACTGGTGATACCGCTCTTTGGTCGTATCAGTAAAATAGCGACTTGTGCGGGCGTGAGCGGCGAAATGGCATTTTGGACAGTGAAACATGGCGAGCACCTTATTTAATTTCCGATGCGCTAATTTTACTCAATTTATCCTTACATAACAAATAGTTAATTGCATTCTACTGCGTTAACTCTTCGCTTTCGTACTCCACGTCCGATACCTTTACCTCAAGCTCTAAGCCCGTCGTGTAGCCGTTCCCGTTGAGGTTATGCACCACCCGGCTGATTATCCAAGCCTGCTCGTCTATGACGCGCTTAAAGCCTTTCACCGCAACCGGCGTTTCAGGAAATAAATCAGCCCTGCCAATAGCCAGCGAGATTGAAAACTCCGCGACGCCGCGCTGCAGCTTGTCCCACTTTGCCTGAGCGGCGCGCATGGCCTGCGCCTTTGTCGCGTAAATGATCGTCAGCTCCAGCACATTGTCAGATTCACCGGCCATATACTCACCCTCGCGCGCTTCCTGCTCTTTTTTGGCTTTTGCCTTTGCCGTGGTTTTGGTCGCATTCGGATGCTGCAGCGCGCGCAGGTGCTGTACCTTTGGTTTGCGTTTGAGCTTCACCTTTTGCTTTTGCGGCTTCGGGTCTTTGGTGTGCAGCCATTTTGCCGTTACGCCGGTGTAGGCTTCCCGGTCAGCGATGGCGAACTGATGCCGGTCGCCGTCGCCGCGTTCAAGTGTCATCTGCGGAATGGGCTTCCCGCTGACCGTCACCGCGCTACCGGCTTTCAGGAATAACAGTTTCCCAAACTTCACCGCGACAGATGCGCCGTTGCGCTCCGCCAGCCTCGCCAGAAATGCCGCGTCAGATTCCTGCGACTGGTCAATGTGGGGCACAGCGACGGCTTTCAGCGTGTCGGCCACGCTGGCCGTCAGCTTATTGCGTGCCGCAATCGTCTCCACAATTTGCCCGAGCGTGGTGTCATGCCATGACTGTTCCCGACGCGAGTTCAGCGTCCCGCGAAAATCGGCGCTGCGCCCCCGAATGGTCAGCGTATCAGGTGCGCCCCTGTGCTCGATTTCGTCGACCGTGAAACTCCCCTTATTCAACAAGGCGGAGTCCTGCCAGCCTAACCACAACGTCAGCTTTGCGCCTCTCGGTGGCAACTCGACAAGCCCGTCGGTGTCGTCGAGCTCGATATCGAGCTGGTCGGCTTCAAATCCGCGATTGTCGGTCATGGTCAGACTGATAAGCCGATCGCTGAAATTCTGCGTAATATCCGCACCGTCGAGCGTGAGCATAAACGCCGGGGCAACCTTCGCCCCGGCCTGAATATCCATTCCCGTAATCATCCCGCCAGCCCTCCCAGCCAGTTACCGGCAGACGTGACCAGATTGTCGGCCTGCGTCTGCAGATCGCCATAAATGGCCGCGAGCGACTTATCGACCCGCTTAAGGGACAGGCTAAACTCGATTTTTCTCGCCGCTCCGTCGCTGAATAGCTCGGTGTGCGTGTGCGTCACTTTATCGATGACATACATGCCGTGGATCATGCCCGTTCCGTCAATCAGCGGCCACGCCCTGCCTTCGTCGGCCATCAGCTCGATGGCGGTCAGTGAGAGGCGACCGCCGGTGATTTCGGGGTAAAGCACGCCCGACAGCGTGCGCGAGGTTTCCCCCTCCCCGAGAAACTGATAGGCCGGTGGTTTGCCGATGCGGTCATTTGACGCCCAGCGGTAATCCTTCGAATACTGCATTGACTGATGCGGCAGCGTGCGGCGCTCAAATACAAATAAACCCAGTACCATTAACATGCTTTAGCCCTCATCCGTCATGGCGCATACTTGAGCGCTGGCGCGCTCTTTCTTCCCGGTCGAGTTTTTCGACAGCCTCACGAAGCTGTCGGTCAAGGTCAGTTCCCGGCGCAACGCCACCCGACAGATTAATGTTGTATTCCCGCTTGCTCTGGTCGACGTAAGACCGGCCTGCAGGAACCGTCACCGGCTGATAAGCCTGATAGCCACCATAGGCAGACGTTGCCGGGATATAAGACCCATTTTGCGCACCGGCTGCTGCGCTGGCTTTCGCTGCAGTCTGGTCAAGGTCGCCCGACTCTTTTTTGATAACCCCGAGCTTTTCCAGTAACCAGTTAACGCCGGTGCGCAAGGTAGTAAAGCTTTTGAGCGGCAACATCAGCGCATCGGCCAGCGCTTTACCAAACGCCACCCCGACATTTTTGCAGCGGTCGAGCGTTTCCTGTGTCGCTTTGACGGGCGCTATCAGGTCAGTGAACCACTGCCAGACCCCACGCAGTTTTTCGATGATGGAATCAAACACCGGCGCGAGCGGGGCAAAGATTTCCGCCACCGGCGCAAAGGCCGCTTTAAGCCCCTCGACCACACCCGAGAAGAAAGCGCTGATGGGCTCCCAGTATTTACGGATGAGCAGCGCACCGGCCACCACGGCAGCGACCACCGCGACCACCGGCAGACTGATTGCCCCTAATGCCGCGACAATGGCACTTCCGGCAGTAGTGAAAACGACGCTCAGCATGCCAGCAGCAGCGATAATCCCGTTAATACCGGCGATGACCGGCCACGCAATCAGGCCAATCCCTCCCAGCACGCCGACCAGCGCCAGCCCACCGGCGACAAGATTGAACAGGGTTTGCGTCAGTTCAGGGTTAGCTTTCGCCCACGCGGCCACCGTTCCAAGCCAGTTGGTCGCGGAAACCGTCAGGCGGCGCAGTGCTGAATCTTCTTTTTCGAAAACCTCAATCTGCAGGTCTTCCCATGCCGACTGCAGGTTTTTCAGATCGCCGTCGAGGTTGTCCGTCTGGATTTTCGCAATGTGCTCGGTCGTGCCTTGAGAATCCCGGATTTGCTGGCGCTTATTGTCGAGCGAGCCATCACCGGCAGCGGCGACGAGTTTAATCGCCCCCTTCATTGCCTCCTCACCAAAGATGACTTTCAGGTATTCGCCCTGCTCCGCCGTACCGAGTTTGTTTTTCGCAAAGGACTTGTGAATATCTTTGAGGATTTTCTCGACCGGCAGCATGTTCCCTTTGCCGTCGCGGGTTTTCACGCCTAATTCAGAAATGGCCTCAACGGCCTTACCCATAGGAGCCTGCAGACGGTTGAAAATGGCACTCGCGCCCGTACCGGCCATCGAGCCTTTAATCCCGTTATCAGCCAGAATGCCGAGCATGGCGGTCGTGTCTTCGATGCTCGCCCCTGCAGCCTCGGCAATTGGCGCAACATATTTCATCGCCTCGCCCAGCTCGACGAGGCCGGTGTTTGATGACGTAAAGCCTTTCGTCATCACATCCGCGACACGCTCAATCTCGGTGGTCGGCAGGTTAAATGCCGACTGCATGTTAGTGATAATGTCGGCGGCTTCTGCGATATCCACGTCGGCCGCGAGGCTCAGGTTTACGGTCGAACCGGTCGCAGCCAGCACGTCATCGGCGTTATAGCCCGAGCGTGCGAGCGTGGTCTGCGTGCGCGCTACATCACCCGGCGAAAAGGCGGTTGTCGCACCGATATCACGCGCCTGTTGACGAATGGCCGCGAGCTTATCGTCGCCCTTATCGAGCCCGAGGATCGCCTGCGTGCCTGACATCTGCTTGTCAAAACCGATACCCGGTGCAATAAAGCGTGACGCACCATAAAGCCCGGCGGTCGCCACCCCGACGCTCACCATCCCGGCATTACGCGCACCGGCTGCGAGCTGTTGCCCGGATTCATAGCGGCTTTTTACCGCGCTGAGTCTGGCCTGTTGCTGACTGACGCGCGCCAGTGCATCACGTTGCCGGTTAAGCTGCGCGGTTGTTTCACTGATGCTGGATTTCAGACGGCGCTCATCCGCCGACAGCGTGCGGGTGTTTATGCCAGCCTGCGCGAGCTCGGTGCGCTGGCGCTGTACCGACTGCCTGAGCCCGTTGTATTTGAGCTGCAGGTCAGCGGCGGATTTTTTTGCCGCCTCCATTGCGCGCGCCTGCGCGTTAGTGGGGTTTTCGGTGTTTTTAAACTGGACGGCCAGCGCTGCGGCCTCCTGTTTCGCTTTGTTAAGCGACTGACCGGTCACGGCAAGCTGTGCGCTCGCTTTCCTGAATCCGTCAATTCGGGACGCCTGCGCATTCAGATCGCGCAGGGTGTTTTGAGAAGTGCGGATAGCGCCAGCAAGGGATTTACTGGCGTTCTGGATAGCTTTGAGCGGTCGGCTTGCCCGGTCTACTGCATTAAGCAGCACCTCAAGTCTGACGTTATTGCTCATGGTGGTTTCCGCTTCGCTGCAGCGCCTTATCGCGCCATGTGATGAGCTCGGTCACGCTCAGGGAATTCAGCTCTGATGGCGGCCAGTGAAAAATCACCGCGATATCCGCCATCAGGTCATCGACCGAAAGGTTATCGGGGAACGTCAGCGAGCCGAAGATGGCGACAAAAAACCGACCACCTTACCGGCGAACAAAATCAGGTCTGATGCCTCCAGACGCATGACCTCATGCTCGGTGAGCGCCGGGTACGTCATGCGCGGCAGCACCTTAATCAGCGCATCGACGTCAGAGTTTGCCAGCGAGGCCAGACTCACACCGCGCAGGGTTCCCGCGTTGGGTTTTGTGACGGCCACCTGCTCGATTTTCTGCTCACCGCGCATGATGGGGTTATCGAGGATCACAATGTTTGAGTTTTCGGTTTCGTTGATGTTTTCCATGATGTTGGTCTCGTCAAAGTTAAGTGACCGGCCAGCCTGACTGACCGGTTAAGGGGTTACAGGCCGATGGCCTTACGGTGTTCCGCCAGACGGTCGACGCCGTCGACTTTCATCACCATGTTGATGACGTCAATCTCGATGACCTCTTTCCCGTCAATCGTGAGCTGGTAGTAAGTGCACTCGGTCGAGATTTTGGTCGTGCCGCTTTCGCCCTGCTTGTTTTCGCCGCCGTCATACTCTTTATGACGGCCACGCATGACCACTTCAACGGCAGAAATTGCGCCGGTGTCATCGCGCTGGTATGAGCCGGTAAAACGCAGCGGCACGCTATCCGCGCCCGGTGACGCGTACTGCGCCCACAGCTCGATATCAGGCAGACCGCCGAGCGTCCACTCAAGCGACAGCGCGTCATCATCGAGGCCGAGGTCAATCGACACCGAGCCCGGCATCCCGCCGCCGCGATATTTCTCAAGCTTACGGGTCAGCTTTGGCAGGGTGACGGATTCAACAACGCCCATGTAGCTGAGACCGTCGTTAAACATGTTCAGATATTTCAGTTTGCGTGGTAACGCCATGCTCTGAGCTCCTTAGCTGTTGACCGAGTCTGACAGGTTCGCCAGATAGGTATCGGTGATACGCTGGCGCAGGGTCAGGTTTTCCAGCGGCGGGACGGGGGTGTAGTCGTAATCGATATACAGTTTCCCCGCCTTGAGCGTTTCCACGCTGTTTGACTCCGGGTCGTACCAGCAGGAGCCGTCAACGATATAACCGTTGTTTTTCAGCTCGCGGAATTTCGCATTCATACCGGCGACGATGTCGCGGATAAGCGTTGCGGTGACGGGTTTATCAATCGCCCAAGCGTGCGCCTCCGCCATCGTGTCGGCAAGCACCTGCGCCGTGCGGGTGTAGTTTTCAAACAGGAAAAGCGGGTCATCTGAGCAGGTACGGTTGCCCCAGAATTTAAAGCCGTCGTTACGAATAAGCGTGGTGACACCGGCCTGATTAAGCAGGTTTGCGTCGGTGGCTTTCTCCTGCAAATCCCACGAGACCGAGGCGCTGACGCCGGTGACGCCATTCACGCCAACGTTAGAGAGCGTTTTGTGCCAGCCGGTCTCCTGGTCGATTTTGGCACGCAGGCCGAGCGCGCGGGCGGTCGCCCATGCAATATCGGTATCGTTCGCCGTGGTGTCCCATGCCAGAAAATCAGGGTGAATGACCATCAGCTCGCGCTGGCTGAAATTCTCACGGTATTTGATGGCGTCAGAAATAGTCTTGCAGCCCCACGCGCTGATATAGCCAAAGGCGCGCAGGCTCTGACAGGTTGCCGCGAGTGCGGTCGACACTTCCTGAGGATCCAGCCCCGGCACGCCGAGAATGCGCGGCTTAACGCCGGTGACGGTTTTTGCAGCCAGCAGCGCTTTAAGCCCGGTGTATTTGCCGTTTTCGTCGGTGGTGCCGATGATGTTGGAAATGGTCTCTTTCTGCGCCGCTTCAGGGTCTTCCGGGTCGTCGATACCTTCGGCAACGCGCACAACCACAACGACCGGCTTGCACTGGTCGGCAATGGCCTGCAGGGATTTTGACAGGGTGCCAAGTTTACCGGCTTTACCGATGGCGTTTTGCACGCTGGTAATCAGCACCGGCTCATTGAGTGGGAATGTCTTTTCGTCAGCATCGCTGGCCGTGCAGACCATGCCGATGATGGCCGTCGAGACGGTGGAAATGGTGCGCGTGCCATCGTTAATCTCGATGACCTCGACGCCGTGATGATAGTCGCTCATCCGTTTAACTCCGTGGTTAAGGGGTGTAACTATTTTCTGATGTGCATCAGGTGTGCGAAACGTAATGCCGTTGGAGGAGTGACAGCACAACGGGCAGCGAGCGGCCGGGGCGTGTGGGAAAGATGATTGATCGTTTTCAGCGATCAATCAGGGGGAATTGATCGCCGATAACCATTATCAATGAAGTGATATTGTCGCTATCGTTGCGCCATTAACGAGGGAGCGAGAATGACGATTTTACTCTGGATTGTTGGTGGTCTGACTGCATGGTGTCTCTTTGGCTTTTGCTGGCTCAGACTGTTTGCCGGTGATGAAACAGAAAATGACTATGAAGAATGCCCCTATGACTAAACCCGCTTAACGCGGGTTTTTTATATCTGTCAGAAACCTTTTACACCGGGAGTGCAGGCCATTCAATATCCGGCGCGGCATCAGGGGAAACCCGGCTAAGATAAACACGGTACTTTTTCCACACCGTCAACATGCTGACCTCATTCTCGCTTGCCTCCCCCAAATCGACAGCATCCTGTAATGTTTCAATCGTGAGCGTAGCTTCCTGCATCAGCCGTTTTTTTTCACCTTCCGCAAATGACACTGCTGCGGCGCGTTCTGCTTCCGTATCTTTCTCCCAGCTTTCGCCACCCCAGCGCATAAAGTTTCCGTCAGGGGCAATGGTCGTCACATCAGCAGGTAAAGCACCGGGCGCGGCAATATAAACGCGCTCGCCTGTTTCTTTGCTGTAGAGCGTTTGGTTTCGGTAGTCCTCGACCAGCGCCCACGTTGTTCCGCTGAATACAGCGACCTTTCCCTCCGGCACGTCAGGCGGTGCAATACTGGTGCAGTCTGCCGGGAGACCCGTATTAGCCGGTATATAGGCATCACCCGCGCCAATAAACTCCCGGGTGTCTGCGCGGAGGTTATAAATTCGGATAGTGCGGTCTTTACCAGAAAATTTAAAAGCCATTATGCGAGCCTCACGATGTAGTTATAAGCAATGTTTTTAACGGTGTTCTCTGCGTTACCGGTGGCGGCAACGGTGATGGTGTGGGTGTGTGACCCCATAACAACCGAGTGAGTGTGCGAACCTACGGCTACCGTATGCGTGTGAGCCCCTACGGCTACCGTATGCGCATGCGCGCCAGCGCTGGCCGCCGTGCCTGAAATGGTATGAGTATGCGCACCCGCACTTGTCGTAGGCGGACCATTTGGGTTGTTATTCTGTGCGTTATTAAACTCATTACGATCCACATAACGGCCAGCACCAGCCCCCCCGCTGCCAACCCACACAGGGACGGAGTGGTTATGAGCACCCGCGCTTGCTGCTGTACCGGAAACACTGTGCGTGTGTGCACCCGTGCTGTTTGATGACTTTGTTCCGTAGTCAAAGGCGCTGGTCGTTTTCGTCCCGTAGTCAAAAGCGCTGGTATTTTTCGTGCCGAGATCGGTTGATGAAGCCGATGCACCGTGGGCGTGCGACTTAACGCCGTCCAGCTCCTGTGACAGCACTGCGCGACCGCTGGCGGGTTTCCCCTTAATCATCCAGCTGCGCATATCCGGGATGACTCCTGAAGGAAATGCCGTCGCCAGAAGTGGATATGCAGATTTATCAAAAACTTGCCCTGCCATGATGGCGTAACCGGCTGGCACCGTATCAGACGGCCACGGAATAGGCGCACCTACCGGGTAATTGTTATATCCATCATGATGAATAAGTTTCCAGCCCTTAAAAACGCCTGCCGTAACAGCGGCAAAACCAATGACATTGCCATCAAAATCAATCCCAATGACGGTGTTATAGCCCTGAGTATTAGAGTGTGCGGCGTTGATGTATTGCTTCCACGTATGGCCGCCGGGCATGCCATTTTTTACAGAGGAGCCGTTAAAAAAGCCGCTTCGCGTCCTCAAATCAACAGCAACATCGGCAAATGATTCAGCATAGGTATTCAGGCCAGCACCCTTTGGCACGCGCCCTTCAGCATTTTCATTCGCAGACTTAGCGGCATCAAACGCAGCCTTAACGGCTTTCGGTGTCGCAGCCAGCGTCTCCGACGTGCTGTCGGTCGCACTGCTGAGCTGGACGATGCCCTTTTGCGCCGTGGTGGCGTCCTGAGCCGTATATTTACCTTTCGCAAGGTCATACGCTGCCTTAACCGCTTTCGGCGTCGCTGCGACGCTCTCAGACGTGCTGTCGGTCGCGCTGCTGAGCTGCACGATACCCTTTTGCGCCGTGGTGGCGTCCTGAGCCGTGTATTTACCTTTCGCAAGGTCATACGCCGTCTTAACAGCTTTCGGCGTCGCTGCGACGCTCTCAGACGCACTGTCGGTCGCATTGCTTAGCTGAGTAAAGCCCTTTGCGGTGAGCGTGGCGTCAGGATGGCGGCGGGACTGCTCATGCTCGGCAATTTTGTCGTCGACGTAGTCCTGCGTCGCCATCACCGTTGTGGTATCAATCGTCAGCTCGACTGACTCGATGTCGCTCACCATGATAACCATACGCACGGTCTGCGCGCGGCCTGACCCCTCCGCCAGCGCTGGCTTGTAGCTTTCGGCCATATTGCCGACCGCTATCAGCGTGCCGGTGTCATCATAGAGCCCGAGCTCTCGCATCCAGAAACCGCCGCGCTCCGGCGGGATAAGCAGCTCTGCCACGACATGATTTTTATTCTTTTTGTCCTGGCTGATTTTGTTCAGCACGTGACGCCAGACCTCTTTGACGAGTTTTGTCTGGTTCGGGTCAGGCACCGGCAGCGTGCCGCCACCGTCACCAACGGCCATCGCCGTCAGGTTCACCTTTTTCCCGTTCGGGAGGGTCGCTGCAGCCAGTTTGATTGCACCGGCTTTGGTGATGACCGTTTTGTATTTCACTGTCATTGTGCTCTCACTTATCCGGGGTAAACCGTGATGATGTCGCCGTCATAGGACAGAGCGCCGGTGTAGAGGTAGCCGGGGATATCCTGAATAATATTGAGGCCAATTAAATGGCGGCTGGCTGGCTTTGCATCGGCGATAAGCCGCTCCATTTCGTAGTACATTTCCTCGGTGATGCCGGTCTCCAGCACGCCGATATCGAGGCGAAATGTGCCGGGCGGGTCGTTTGTCTCCCACCATTCAGAGACGTTAATCAGGTAGCCGAGCGGCTCCACCACGCGGCGCACTGCGCCAATCGTTCCCTTGTGCGCATGGATAAACCACGCCGCGCGGATCACTTCCCGCTTTGTGTCCTCCGGCCAGCTCTCATCCCACCGGTCGACGGAAAACGCCCACGCCAGCCACGGCAGCAGGTTTGCCGGACAGTCGTCAGGGCTCCAGAGACGGCGCAGGGGAACGGGGGTGTTTTCGATTTCAGCGCAGGCGCGCGCCGCCGCGACCTCAAGCGGCGAGGAGCCCACTGGCAACAGGCGGGTATTACTCATCGTTACCCCCTATGGTGACGCTGTACTCGGTGCACCATGACGCCTGAGTCTCATCGAGCACGATGTCGGCCACTGGCGCGGCCAGCTCGACGCGCTGCACCCCCTCGACGTGAAGCGCCGCATAGATGGCTGATTTACGGATGTCACGCCCGAGGCGGTGCTGCGCGGTGATATACGCCTGCAGCTTTGCTTTTGCCGCACTGAGCACCGGCTCGCTTTCGGGACCGGGGTAAAGGTAAAGCGACGCGGTGATTTTATAGTCGACAATTTTTGCTGACTGCACGGTCACGCGGTCGGCAACCGGCCGGACGTCCTCGTCGTTAAGCGCAGTGCGCACAATGGCGAGCAGATCGTCAGAGGCCATGCCGTTATTTTCACGCGACAGCACAGACACGGTCACACACGCAGGCTCGGGACTGATGACGGAAATATCTGCGACACGCCCGTCGGCGCTGCGGCCATGAAACTGATATGCGCCGGTTGAGCCTGCGGTACTTAGCCCCTCAAAAGCCTGTTGAATGCGCAGGCGGTAGTCGGTGTCCGATTCCATCAGGGCTGGCGAGGGCGGAAACGTCGTTTCGTCTGCAGGCGTGATGACGAGGCGCTCGACGTTATAATTTCCGCCTATCTGGTCAAGGTCGGCATCTTCTGCATACGCCAGCATGACCGCACGCGCGGCCTCGTTTACGCGCTGTCGCCAGATAACTTCCCGATAGGCGTTTTCCTGCAGCAGCTTAACAATCGGCTCTGATTCGAGCGTCAGGGTGCGCGCGACGGCCTCCTGTTGTTCTTCTGGGTATAACGAGACGAGCGTTGCCTTGCGCTCGCTCAGGATGCTCTCATAGTCCAGCACTTCCACAACATCGGGCGCGGCGAGCTGGTTCAGGTCAACAATTGCCATAGCGTTTAACTCAGTGGAATGGTGAGGGAAAAGGGCTGGCCATTAGCCGAGCGCGTGCCGGTGATGTCGACATACAGCCCGCCGTCATTCTCCGACCGCTCAAAGGTGATGCTTGTCAGGCTGACGCGGGGCTCCCATTTCTGGATCGCGGAATAACACGCGGCCATAATCTGCAGGCGCAGCGCCGGGGTCTGCGGCTGGTCAATCAGTGCTGACAGGAGCGAGCCGTATTCACGGCGCATGATGCGCGAGCCAACCGGCGTGACCAGAATGTCACGCACGCTTTGCCTGATATGCTCGACATCAGAGATACTGAGGCCGGTCTGGCTGTTCATTCCCAGATAACGCACCGTCATTTAGTGCCCTCCGTCCAGCTTCCGCCCCGTTCGACGCCGCCGTGGTCGTGGTTATCCACCTGCACGCCGTTTGAGGTAAATGTCCCGCCGGTGTGCTCAATGTTCCCGGACATCTTCCCGCCTTTCTGCACTTCGAGCGTGCCGGTCGTCAGCTTGTTGGTGCATACCACCTCGGGCGTATCGAGCGTGATACGGGTTTCCGCTTTCACCAGCACCACCGGCACGGTGACCGCTATGGACTCAGACGCGGTGACGTCTGCGGTTTTGATGCCTGACACAGTGAGCGCGCCGTTTTCGGGCTCGTACTCAATAACCGCCCCGTCAGGAAAGGAAACGTGAAGCGCATCAGGGGAGGCTGACGGCGCGGGATGGTCATCCGAGAAAATGCCGGGCAGCACAAATGCCGTATCGAGTTCGCCGCCGATCGCCAGCAAAAGCACTTGCTCGCCAACGGATGGAGCCCACCACACCCGCGAGCGACCGGCGCGACTGGTAAGCCAGTTCAGCCAGGTAGTTTCCATGCCGCCGGTCTGGACACGACAAAGCCCCTCGTAGTGGTCGACGTCGGTCACGATGCCGGTGCGGATAAGGTTGCGGATCGCGCGTGCGATTTCCTGCAGAGAATTTAGATTATTCATGGAGAAAGGATGCCGCCGGGCAAGGCCAGCGGCAATCGAGGGGGGTTTTGTGATGTATGAAACAACAGCCTAGCTAATAAGTTGAATCCAGCCTTAGTAAAATTTACTTAGAACATCTACAAAGTAGGTTTACTTTCCGTCTTTCGGAATAACTTTGCCAGCCAACTCCGCAACCGTTGCAGCCCCGTCTAATAAAGAAGGTATATTCTCAGAGGAAAGCTGAATAGGACTAAAAATTAACTTCTCAAATAGCACCCATGATTCCTTATCGGCGCTGCTTTTATTTTTTGTTTCTACGTAATCATGTATAAATTCACATAAACTCAACCTCTGCTCAACTTGCAGCATTTGCGTTTTAATCGCTTTACCTTCAATGTAATACAACCGCATAAAATAAAAAATCAACAACTCGAGTGAAAATATCGGCAAGTAATATGCAATTGCAGTAACGTCAATCTTAACTTCATACAAATTAAACACATGATTCAAAAAAACCAAGGCCGGAATCAATATTAAAACAAAAATAAAATATCTTGTCACACGCGAATTTTCTTTGAATTCATTTTTTTTGGCGCTTAGTAAATTTGAAAATGCCTTGCTAAGTAAAACAAAATTAAAATCACCTTTGTATTCTGTTAATTTATCACAATAACCTTGTAAATCACCCTTTGAACTCTCAGCCTCATTTATTAGGATGCCAATATCTGTTTTATATTGTTCAATTTTCACGCCTCCAATCTCGATCCCCCTGTTAATTTGAGCAGTAAACTTCTCTTCATATCCGCTTACATCATTAGCCATTTTTTTCATGTCATCGAAATCTTTGGATTTTAGCAACCCCATTATCATTGCTGAAGGAAGAGATCGTTCAATCCATATGAACTGAACATTATATTCTGAGGAAGGAGTTAATTTATCTAATCGTTCTAAAACTCTTGTTGATATGAAAGAAGGTGTGCGGTACGAATCTTGATTCCAAAAGTAATACTCATAAACAACTCTCAACAGGTTGCTTAAAAAGTACATTTTATTTAATTTAATCTCCTCAAAACTTGGCCTTGCTCTATCCTCGAGATGTCTTTGATTAAATTGCGTGCATTTGTTAAGCTCATCCCTTCTGTTAACGTACAACCTCCCAAAATACGTCCATGAAAGAGCAATAACAGCATCAACAAGATACTCATCCGATACCATTTCCAAATCATTAGGGATCTTTTCGACATCACCACACTCTGAACGAATGTAATTATTAATCATGTCAAATTCAATTTGATAACTATCATTCCAAAATGTCACTTTCAATCTCCAAATAAACCCAACGTTAATTTAAAACCAACATATCACCTTAAAATCAAAACATTCATAAACCATCAACAAGCCAGCAAGTTACTGAATGCATCATCCAAAAGCCCCTTCCTTAACGAATACTTAAAACACAGGATTTATAAGTTAAACCCTCTAATGTTTACTAATATATCTAATCACAAGCACTTCAATAAGTTTTTTTTCTTCCACGCCCAAACCAAGTAATTGGCGTTCAGGGTACTTAACAAGATGAGCATGAGCGTTTGGCCGGTCTTTAAGGCCGTGCTGATGGACGCGCGCGATGCGTTGCACATTACTGGTAAACTCCACCACAGCACCGTTTTCACGACCACTGGCTTTCATGTATCGGCTCGTGCGCAGCTTCTGAAACATCGCCCGTTTAATCCGCCCGGTCTTAGCCCTGAGAGGCTGACGCTTTCGCGCCTGATACGGTGAGCCGTCCGGTGCTTTTTGCTGTTTAATCCGTTGCTGTTGCGACTTGCGCAGCTCCTTTGCAATGTCACCGGCAAGCTTGCGACGCCCTGCGGGTGACAGGGCAGCAAGCAGCCCGGCGAGCTGGTTGTCAAAAGGCTTAAAGTCACTCATCCCATTTGCTCACCAGTTCGCCGTTAATATAGAGCTCTTTCGGCCGAGTGACGGGCTCAGGCAGTGGCGGCTCCGGGGCATAGCTGACATGCAGCGCGCCGTTTTCCTCCTTGATGATGGTGCGCTCGGTGAGCTGCAGGCTGATGCTGATATCGACACTATCCTCATTGTTCAAATCCAACTGGAAGCCGTAGCCCTTTTTGCGTCCCTCATCGAGCGTACAGATATCCGGCTGGTTTTCCCTGAGCCATGCGGCCACCGGCACGAAAATCAGATCAGGGTCGCCCACAAAATCACACACAATCACATTCAGGGTGTAAATTTTCTCGTGGGACAGCGAGGCCGCGAGCCGCGCATCGATATTCCCCTCGTCGGCAAAAATGCGCATCATCTCGGGGTTTGTTTCAAGCTGCGGAACGGCTTTAATCAGCGCTTCGCGCAGGCTGCGTGCTTTCTTCATCGAGTTTATCCTGACAGTCTTTGACGGTTTCAACCTGCAGCGCGCAGGCCGCGAGCGCGTGCTCAAGCCTGCGAATATCGGCGCTCAGGTCGCCATTAGTGGCCGGGTCGCTGCCCGGCATCGGGCAATAGCTCACCTTCGGGCAGGCGCTGTAAACAATGACCGGCGGAGGCGCAACCGGTGCGGGTGTGCAGCCTGCGCACAACATCAGGCAACTTGTCGCTATACCAGCGGCGTAACGTTTCATTCTCATTTATCAGCCTCGTAATGGTTTCTTCACGCCGCACGGCCATCGCACCGGCGGCCAGCAGCTCGCCGCGTAAACTGACCTGCGCGGTTTCATTTCGCCTGGCAATTCCCTGAGAAACGGAAAGCTGATTTTCCAGCATCCCGATCACGTTTTTTTGTTCGGTGGTGATCCTGTTCGCCCGTTCAAACGAGCGCGTCAGGTTGCCGTTTTCATGACGCTGCCAGAGCACAATCGCCATCAGCGCGACCAGTAAAAACAACATCAGTTTCATTGAATCCCCCTCAGGCAGTAAGCACGCTCGCGCGCGCGGCGGTTCTCCAGCCCTTTGTTAACTTCGCCATTTACATACACCCAGCGGGTGAGCTGGTCGCACGCCTGCAGCCATTGCTGGCGTTTGATAAACGAGACCAGCGTCGACCGGCAGGCCGCTCCGGTTCCCACGTTGAATGAGAAGCTGACCAGCGCGTCGTAAACGTGCTGCGGCATTTTCACCGGCGCGCATACAGCCAGACGTTTCTCGACGTTCATCACATCCGCGACGAGGTTCTCCGCCGCCTGCCGCTCGGTGATTTCGCCCTTTGGCACGACGCCTGCAGTGTGGCCGATGCCCGACGTCCACACTCCCGCGCTGCACTGGTAAGGCGTCAGGCGACAACCTTCGAGGTCGGCAATCAGCGCCAGCCCCCCGGGCGAGGTGTTAAGCAGACGAAAGTCAGGCATCAGCGCTGCCAGCGCCAGCACGGCGGCCACACTGCATTTTTTAACGATTGATTTCACGAATAGCCCCTTTATCGAGTCCGAGCGATGTCAGGTAGAGGTACGTCTTGCGCTTAAACCAGTAGTTCGTCAGCGCGGTAAAAATGGCGCATCCGCCGCCCACGTATAACGCCATCTTTTCGGGCGATATTGCACCGAGGTACGCCAGTGCAACGGCCAGCCAGTAGGCGATAAACGTGGTGATTTTTTCCATACTCAGTCCCATAGATTCACCGTTTCGGCTCTGGCCGCGCTCTCGGTCTCGGGCAGCTCTATTGCCGTGCCGTGTGGCAGGATCACGCCGAGCTCGGACAGGCCGGGATTAGCCTCTAAAACGGTTTCGACCACGCCCTCAGTGCGCCCGTAGTACCGGGCGCAAATCGCGTCGAGGGTGTCGCCCTGCAGCGCATACGCTTTCATCAGATTTGCCCCACAATGCAGCGCGCTTTTTCCTGGATGCGCGCCACAGACCAGCGCATATCCCGCCACATCTCATCGATAGTGCTGTCGATGCTGTCGGCTTTTTTGTCCCCTTTGGCGGTCGCATCCACGCCGCGAAAACGCTCATAAAGCGTGGCCGTCGTCATCGAGCACACGGCGTTGAAGTAGTGGAAAACGCGCACGCTCTCGCCATCGAGCTCATCGGTCGGGACATCCGCCAGCGTGGCGTGACCGGCTTCGAGCTGGCGCTCGCGCCATTCGCTCAGCTCCGCGTTAGTCTCCGCGATGGCAGTCTTAATCGCCCGGCGCAGGCGCACGGGGGAAACGGTCTGCTCTAACCGCATTTCCTCCCGCACGCGCTTCGGATCCACGTCAGGAAAAAACGGGGTGTTTTTGATTACCGGCTCGCTCACGCCCGGTGGCGGTATCACCACGCCCGGCACATCCTGCGGCTCTTTGTTTTGCTCAATAATCAGCGTCGTCATGACAACCTCGGGTAATGGGTGGGCGGTGGACGCCGTTCGCAGTCAGGGTAAGGAATACCCGCATTGATCGGCGTGCCGCCCGGCTCGGGGAGCGCTCGGTTAACCTGCGGCTTTTGCCGCCTTTGGTGGCCGCCCGCGCCGTGCCGCCGGTTTAGCGGCAGGTTTGCGCGTGCGCGGTTGAGTCGTTTTGGTTTTCGGGGCGGGTTCAGGTTTTGGTCTGAGCTGGCGCGCTAACTGCTCTATATCTTTTTTCACCCCGATAGTGCTTTCTAGCTGGATCGCACGCTGCAGGTGTGCCAGCGCCTCGGGCAGTTGCTTCGCATCACGCAGCACGTAGCCGGTGATTTTGTGCAGCTTCGCACGCACGATATCGGGCATATCCGCGCGCTCCGTCAGCGCGATGGTGTCGAGCAGGTTCGCCAGTTCGACCGGCTGTTTTGCAGCGAGCAGGCGTTGCGCGGCGAGCGTGACCTCTTCGGCCAGCAGGCACGGCGTCGGACGGCGACCGACCGGCATGGTGAGGCCGTAGGTCATGGCATAACGGGCTATCTCCAGCGCCCCGGCGATATCGTCAGCATCGAGACGCCACAGCATGACCGTCATGACGATGTCATCCTGCGCCCCTTTACCACTGTCGAGGACGCCAGCCACCCACGGCAGATAGAACGGCAGCAGCTCGCGTTTTTTCGCGGCTTTACGCTCTTTTGAACTGATTTGTTTTAGCGTGCGGTTGTCTGCGGCCAGCTTAACGAGCATCTGCTCATAGGCAGTTGCATTACGCAGCGGGACTGCAACCCGCTGCGCAGTTTCAGAGGCCGAGACCCGCATCATGTGACGCGCTGCGGGACTCGTCATGGCTTACTCCCCGCCTTCCGGTGCAGCAGGTGCGGTGAAGTCACCGAGCGTGATGTTTTCAATCAGGCACCCGGCGGCGTAAGCCTCGACCACGTAGTCGATATTCATTGACTCGTAGTTTTCGACGCGGTCTTTTTTCGGCTCTTCGATGATGGCGCGGCGGTGTGCGTCATCCATGAAGTAAATCGACAGGTTGTCGAGGCGCGTCACCATCAGGGCATTAGCCGGGAAGTACGGCACGCGCACGGCTGGCAGGTTGCCGATTCGCTTCTGGCTGATGATGATGTCAGCGGCCAGCGACTCGGTGTTTGCCTGCTCTTTGTTAACGATAGGGAAATATTTATCCGCCATCAGCTTACGCCCGGTGATGACAACCAGCTCCGGGTCATCCTGATAAATCTCGTCAATCAGATTGCCGGTGGCATCCATGACCAGCGCGTCAAGGTTCGCATAGTCGCCGTTTTTACCCACGCGGATCACTTCAGAAATCACCGCCCCTTCCTCGTCGGTAATTTTTGACATCACGCGCGCTGGCGCTTCATTGCGGTACTTCTGCAGCCAGCCGGTCGCCACGTCCTGCAGCATCGGATTCTTTTTGCGGTCGGACGTCGCCGCGCGCTCGATGCCGTTGAATCCCGCCATGATGAAATCGAGCGACTGACGCTTGATAATCGCGTCGCGGATACGGGTCTGGAAGTCCTGGAATCGCGCCCACAGGTCGAGCTGTTTGTAGCGGATATGGAAGTCAAAGTTAATCTGCGCGCACTCGTATTTATTGGACTCCAGCGCGGTAAAGTCTGCGGTCTTACGCTCATTATCACCGGCGGTGTCGGCGGTGCTCGCAATCGTACCGTTAACGCCGACCCCGACCTTTTCGCCTTTCAGCTCGTCGACCGGCACGATGTTGATTTTGGTCAGAAACGCGGATGACATCTGCAGCGTGGTCATCAGGGTTTGCGTGACCGACGGCTCGACGGTGAATTTCTTCGCCACGTCATCGGTGGAAACGCCGTTCAGCTCCGCAACGCGGGACAGGTAGGCATTAAATTTGAAGCGGGTATCTTTACGCATGGTTATTCCTGTTCGGGTATTAGGTATCAGGCCGGGCTGCACGCCCGGCGGGTTATCAGCAGTTGGTCAGCAGCTCGTCGCCAGTACCGCCTTTTGAAAGCTCACGGCGCGGCTGGCGCTGGCTTTCAGTGCTGTCGAGGGAGCTTTTCAGTGAGGTAAACGCCTGCGCGTTTTCATCGACTTTGCTGGTCACGTCCTGCTTAAGCTGAGCAAAAGCTGTCTCCAGCTCGGTGATGCGCTGGTCGGTGACGTTGAGATTGGTTTGCACCTGCTCGGTTACGGTGGTTACCGCCTCATGCACATCGGCGAAACGGGCGTCATCGCTGGCCTGCTTACGGCCAAAAATGGCTCTGACCTTATCGGTTAGGCTGTTGAGCATGGTGTCGGGAACGTCCTCAAATTCCAGCGCAGCCAGTGAGGCCACAGAGAAGAGATCGCCCGGCTGGTCTTTTTTACCGGCGAGCGGGTTCTGCGCGGCGCGGCTGCAGAATTCGAGGTATTCGGTGCCGAGACTTGCCGGGTCATCGGTGACGGCAAGGCCAACGAGGTAACATTTACCGCTGTTGGCAAAGTTCGGGCGGATCTCCATGGAGGTGTAAACCTTCTGTCCGGCCTTCACCATGCTGACCAGCTCGTCGAGCGGGGCGATTTTGCCAAACAGCGCTTTTTTGCCATCGAGCGCAGAACCATCGCTGATAATCTCCGCCTTAAGCTCGGTCACATCGCCATAACGTTTAAACTGGCTGTCAGGCATCAGCCCCCGGATATGTTCGAGGTTGATGCGGCAGCCGTAGACGCGCGGGTCGAACGTGTCAGCCATATCCTGAATATCATCGCCGCTGATGACACGGCCATCGCAGGTGTCACCCTCGACGCCGATGCGAAACCATTTAGAAACTTTCTTTGCCATTGTTCAGGTGTCCTGATGTTAGGTTTTCGGGTCGGGATTAGTTTCCCGACTCCTTCCCGCATCAGCCACCGTTTGCGCTCCTGTTAGATCTGATACAACAGTCACTTAGCGCGAATAACCCCCTATTTCCTTAGCCTTGCCACGTCACACCAAAAACGAGGCAAGCATGACCATTTCAACTGACCTTTCTGTGTTAAATGACCCGCGACGACAGGCGCGGCTGTTGTACTGGCAGGGGTTCGCCGTGCCGCAAATCTGCGACATGCTGCAGCTCAAGCGCCCGACCGTGCAGAGCTGGAAACAGCGGGATGGATGGGAAGAAACCGCGCCGATTAACCGCGTGGAATCGACATTAGAGGCGCGGCTTATCCAGCTCTACGCTAAGCCAGACCTGACCGCGCATGACTTCAAAGTCGCGGATTTTTTGTCGCGCCAGATGGAGCGGCTCGCGCGCATTAACCGCTACGGCCAGACCGGAAACGAGGTGGATTTAAACCCCAATATCGCCAGCCGTAACAAAGGGGATCGCAAAAAGCCGAAACGCAATTTCTTCAGTGATGAAGCGATTGAAAAGCTGGAAGAGATTTTCTTCGACCAGTCGTTTGACTATCAGCTCCGCTGGCATAAAGCGGGGTTAGAGCACCGCATCCGCCACATCCTGAAATCCCGCCAGATTGGCGCGACGTTCTACTTTGCGCGTGAGTCACTCCTGCGCGCGCTTAAGACCGGGCAAAACCAGATATTTTTGTCGGCCAGTAAAACGCAGGCTTACGTGTTCCGTAAGTACATCATCGCCTTTGCCCGTCTGGTTGATGTCGATCTGTCAGGCGACCCGATCGTCATCGGCAACAATGGCGCTGAGCTGATTTTTCTCGGGACCAATTCCAACACTGCGCAGAGTCACAACGGGGATTTGTACGTCGATGAAATTTTCTGGATACCCAATTTCCAGAAGCTGCGCAAAGTCGCCTCGGGCATGGCCTCGCAGTCGCACCTGCGCACCACCTATTTTTCGACCCCGTCGACGCTGGCGCACGGCGCTTACCCGTTCTGGTCAGGCGAGCTGTTTAACCGTGGCCGCAGCAACCGCGACGAACGTGTCGACATCGATATCAGTCATCAGGCGCTTGCCGGTGGAGTGCTGTGCGGTGACGGCCAGTGGCGGCAGATTGTCACCATTGAGGACGCGCTCGCCGGGGGGTGCACCCTGTTTAACCTCGACCAGCTTAAGCAGGAAAACAGCGCGGATGACTTCCGTAACCTGTTTATGTGCGAGTTCGTCGACGATAAAGCGTCGGTATTCCCGTTCGAGGAGCTGCAGCGCTGCATGGTCGATGCGATGGAAGAATGGGAGGACTTCGAACCCTTTGCCGACCGTCCGTTTAACTGGCGCCCTGTCTGGATTGGTTATGACCCGTCACACACCGGCGACAGCGCAGGCTGTGCGGTGCTGGCTCCGCCGCTGGTTGCCGGTGGCAAGTTCCGCATTCTTGAGCGTCACCAGTGGAAAGGCATGGATTTTGCCGCGCAGGCCGAGGCCATCCGGGCGCTGACCGAAAAATACAACGTCGACTATATCGGCATCGATGCGACCGGCATCGGCCAGGGTGTTTACCAGCTTGTGCGCTCATTCTTCCCGGCGGCACGCGCCATCCGTTACACGCCGGAAATGAAAACGGCGATGGTGCTGAAAGCAAAAGACACCATTCGACGCGGGTGTCTGGAATATGACGCCGGTGCGACCGACATCACTCAGTCATTCATGGCTATCCGCAAAACCATGACCAGCAGTGGCCGCAGCGCCACCTATGAAGCCAGCCGCAGTGAGGAAGCCAGCCACGCAGATATCGCGTGGGCGACAATGCACGCCCTGTTAAACGAGCCGCTTTCCGCAGGTAGCGGTATGCAATCAAGCTCAATTCTGGACATTAACTAAGATGAAAAAACGCCAAAATAAACAGCCAAAACAGACCAACATGACTGCCAGCGCACCGCAAAAAATGGAGGCATTCACCTTTGGCGAGCCGTCACCCGTTCTGGATCGCCGCGACATTCTCGACTATGTCGAGTGCATC